CGATGAGGAAGGCGTTGACCAGCCGCTCAATCCCCGCATAGGAATTGTCCAACTGATACGAAGGGCCGATGAAGCCATCGAAGTTGATGCTCATGTCAATCAGTACGGAGAACCAGTGAGCAGAAGGGACCAATCACAGACCGCATTGCTGCCGCGTCCTCCCCGGAAGTCGTTGGTCAGCTTCGGGCGCGGGCGGTTCACGTCCATGACTGCTTTTCGCGCAATCGCCGCCTGCCCGCATAACCACTGATGGGAAACCTTGTTGACCAGCACCGATTTGGTCAGCATCGGCCACATGCGCCGCGCCAAGTCCCAAATAATCACATCGGCATATCCCGGCGGCAGGCTGATACCGGTAGTCAGTGCCACCGGCGGCGTCAGGAATCCCCACGTAAAGATTTCGAGCGAGTTGCCGTTCAGCGGAGGCCAGACATTCAACACGCCCTGCGGCATCTGCGGATCGTAGTAGCAGGTTGTGGTGACGTTAATCGCCGTGATTTGCAGAACGGGAATTGCCGCCCACTGTTCTGCGCTCACCATCTGAATCGGGATTCGCGTTGGCTGCGATGGGCTGGTGCTCGTCATGTACAAATTCATGCGAACAATGCCCTCTGGCCGTGGCCCTGAGAACGATGGAAGAACCGTAATGATCTGTGCGCCTGTCGCCGTCGCCGCGTTACTCAGGGTAATGCTGGAATTGACCGAAATCGCCTGAATCGTGGTTCCGCTTTGAATCCCGGTCCCGGTAATCGTCTGGCCGATTATAAGGCCAAAGGTATTGGCCACCAGCGCCGTCGTGAGCCCGCTTGTCAATGTTGCCGAGATTGTGAACGATGGTCCGATGGTGAACTGAATCGATGGGCCGTAAATCCCATCCAGTCCGGTGCTGCTCCCAATTTCATAAATGTAATCAGGAATGCTGTAGTTCATCGTGCGGCGCGCGTTGTAACTGTCAAACATCGCCTTGAACTCGTCCAGACCATCGCTCAACAGTTCCGCCGATTCGGTGTAGCCGGGTCGCAGTTGCCCGCATTTTCTGAGCGCGTTGTAGATATAATCCTGCGCCGTGATGAGAGACATTAGGCCCCCTGCTGCGCGGCGGGCGCGCTACCGGGCGCGGTTACGGCTTGCGGTGGTATCTGTCGGTTGAATGCGTTCATCGCCCGCAATCTCGCCTCTGCCTTTGTCGCCTGCGCGGCAACTACCTCAGCCACTCCCTGACTGATTGCCTCACCGAAGCCGGGTAGCACGCGAAACGCCAGCGTCCATTCGATACAGTCCTGATACCCTGGCGGAATCAGGTAATTCGTGCCCAATGCCCATGTTGAGAAAATCGCCCCAAAATCCAACTCGATCCCAATCGGGGCTGTGGATGGCACCGGGAACAGGTACAGATTCATCGTGCCATCCGTCCCGCTGGTCAGGTAGTCCGGGTACAGTTCGTCCGGTGTTTTGGCCGTTGCGCCAAGATCGTTATGGCTGTAATACTGGCCGGCCTCTACGATCTTGATCTCGTTGCGGTTCCCGGTCGTAACGTAAGCCGTGATTGTTGCCGATGCCGTGGCCGTGTTGCTGATGGTCGCTGAGGTGTTCGTGACAATGGACAAGATGTAAGAGTTGGCGGGGATGCCCGCGCCCATGACCATCTGCCCGACAGCCAGTGAAGATGTGTCCGCGATAGAAGTCAACACCGCGCTGCTGCTGGTTGTGGTCGCCGTAAATGCGGCGGCGCCAAGCGCGAACGCCTTGTAAATGCGGGCGGGTCGCGAAGTGTTGAATGTTCCATTTGTCCCAATGGAGTACACCGCGCGCCCCGCCGTTAACGCCGACTGAAAGGTTTGCTGGCCGTAAATCAGGCCCTCGTCAATCCCCCACGCCGCCCACATATTGTTTAACTCGTTGAGGCAATACGTAGAGTCTGACGCGCTCGGTGTCCCACCTTGTGGAACCAACCCAAGCTTCGTGAGCGTGTTGGTGATGACTGCTTGGCCTGTCGGCATTTACTCGCCTTTCTTCTTGCCGCTCTTTTCGATGGCTTCCAGCCGTGCCGCCATCTTCTCCATAAGCTCGGCCTGCTGGATAAGTTGCGATTGGAGCCGCTGGTTGGTATCGAGCAGTTCTTTTTTCTCCTGCGCCGGATCGTGAATTGCCTGCGGTGCGCGGGGATAAGGTTCCTCGCGCCAGCCGTTCTGAACCGCAACAGCCATCTCCACGTCAGACATAACGACTTTTTCGCCGTCGATGCCGGGAAGCGGCTTGTATAGCATCTTGGGGAACTGCTGATGCTTGTAAGCGGGACGGGCGTCGTCTTTGTGCGCGGGCTCTCCCGTTGCAGTGCCCACGCCACTGATGTTCAGCAGCGCGTCAGCAACCTCCGCATTGTGCCGCCGCTGGACTGCCTGCGCTTCTTTCAATCCGCCTTCGGTGGAAACTCCACCCATTACCTGAACGTTTGCCATGTCGTCTCCTGTTTCGATGTTGAACCCAACGGGTGCCCGCGAGTTTGGCGCGGGCACCCTGCTGGTAATGACTGCTGACACGTTCCCCTTAGACGTACGAAGGATAGAACTTGCCAGCGTTGCTGTCCCAGGTGAACGTCAACGACCGGCTAACGACAGCGGTACCGGCCAAGCCGATATTTCCTGCCGTAGTCCAGGTGAAAACGCCATCGGGAATGATGGTGAACGAACCGCCAGAGAAGCCGACCGGGATGGTAAACCCAGTGACCGCTGCGGTGCCCGTTACGTGGAACAGCGGGCCGGAAGGCGTGATAGCGCCAGCAGCCGAAGCCACCGCCGCTGTTACGCCCTTGATCCCGCTCGGATTGTTCCAACCGGGAACCCACTGGCCGTTGATGCCCTGAAGCCATTGGTTGCCGTTGGTGACGTTAACCCACGGAGTGACGACGGGAGCGCCCGGATAGGAGCCGGACACGCTCGGATCTCCAACGGGATCGGTCTCGAAGAAACCGCCGTTGAAGTTGCCGCCGAACGCGGAGCCTGCAACCGGAGCCGGGGCGATGATGATAATCGCGCCGGTGTAAAAGCTTTGCCGGAAGAGGCTGGAACGGGCCACCGAAATCTGCGTACCGCTGACGCCGGTTACGTACATCAACTCGCCCTTGGTCTGGTCCGGGTTGATGACGTAAATCGACTGTTGGAAGTTCGCGACGGGTGCCGTGATGTTGGTTGCGGAAGCCACCGTCAGAACGAGGGCGTTCTGGTTGATGGAACCGGAAAGTGTGGTTTGAGTGATTGTGGAAGCCATGTCGTTTCTCCTCTACGAATTAACCGTAGATAACCCCCGCCATGTAATCCGCGTACTGCGGGGCGAACCCGTAGATCACATCCGTGCGGTCGGTCTCGTAGCCCTGGTAAGGGCCGCTCGACTGCCACTGACGAATATTGCGGAGGTAGATGCCGGGCGTGCCCGACTCTTCGCCGCCCATGACGGTGCATTCCACGTTAGACGGCTTGTGCAGCTTCAGGAAGGCGGCGGTGTACGCATCCTGCTGAAGGTAGAAAGCCGTGTTGCACGAAGACCCCGAAGCGCCAGCAATGGTGATTACAGCGTTATCGGCTGGAGCCGTGCAGTTCTGGAATTGCCCCGAAGGAATGATCGGCGGGTAAATCTGGATCGTTGCATCGCCGCTCGAATCGGTGACCGCCGCCGTGACCACGAACTGCATCAGGTTGGCAGTACCGGAGTACGCAACGTGAGTACCGCTCGGATTCACTTTGTAGCAGCCAGCGATGGTGAACCGGTCGCCGGGGTTCAGGCTGAGGCTCGAAGCGGTCCATCCATCGGTGATGAGGCTGGTTCCCGATTGACTCGCGCCATTGACGCGGCCCGTACCAGCGTAGGTGCCGACGGTGAAGCCAGGAATCTGTTCGTCAATGCCGAACTTGAAACCGGCGTACTTGCCAACATACCCTTCGAGGTACTGGTCGCTGATGTCGCGCGCCGGGTTGAACAGCGTTTGACCTGCGCCGACGAGGTTCTGGTTGTATTCCGACGTGTAAATCACAGCGCGATCGTTCTGCGGTGCAAGCAGCTTATTAAGGCTGGTCTGCGCCGAGTTGTAAACCGCCGTTGTGGTCGGAAGAGTGCCGGGAGTCCCCACAAAGTTCGGGGCCGTGACCTGCATGAAAGCCAGCAGATCAGAGTCGATCTGGTTAGCGATCATGACGCCCATCGGCATCGAATAGTTGCGGTGGAAGTTGCCCATGTCGAGGAACAGGGCTTCGTCGGTATCGTTGTAGACGAAATCGCCGCCGCGCCAGTACGAAATGGACAGCGGGACGGTGGTCTGGACGATGGGTTCCGGCTGGAAAGCCTGTCCCTGACGACCCTGGGGACGCCACGGACGTTTGATTTGCAGAGTTGTCCCGATTGGAGTACTCTGCTCGAAGTACTTCTGGTGTTCGCGACGGATCATCCGTAACGCGAAACAGTTGTTCATCAGCACGCGCAAGACTTCAGCAGTGACTTCTTGCCGTACTGGAACCGAATTGATTGGCATATACCGCGCTCCTGTGTAAGGTGCCGAGGTTCTGCCGGGTTTTACGGTTTAGGGTGTCGCTATCGAGCGTAAGCCGCCTGATTGCGTTTTGCCATCCACGCAGCCGACCCGATTGCGGGTTCATCTGGCGGGGCCGAACCACCCCTAGCCGCTACATCCGTAGACGGTCTCGGTTTGCGGACATCTCGATCCGCTGCGGTTTCGCCCGGCCTTTCGGCGTCTGCGAGGTGCTTGCGGTCTTTCTTTGGCGTTTCCGCTTCAGAGGCTTGCGCGGCCTGTTTCCCACTATACTCCTTTTCCAGCCGTCCTTCAAGACGGTGGAAAGCCCTGATCTGCTCCGATGGCTTGGCTGTCAGGTCAAGCATGAACTGAAGAGCATCAGGATTCTTGGCCCAGTGATACAGAACATGGGCACGAAACTCACTGCCGGATAGCATCCCGACCAATTGCGGATGCTCCTCAAACTTGAACTCCGGGGCGTCTTCGTCTTCAGCGGCGGCAGCGGAAACTTCGTCCCAGTCGGGGAAGTACGCCGCAATATCGGCCACGGCCTTTTCGTCCATCGCTTTCAGGTGAGCGCGGATTTCCGCAGACTGTTGCTCGGTCTTGCCCTGCTGCTGCTGCTGTTTGGCTTCCTGCGCGCGATCCCATTTACTAACAGCGCGGAGGTATTCCGCATCGCTGCCAAAGTCATCCCGTTGAGGCTCGGTATCTTCGTCGGCATCAACGTGCTGCGCCTTCGCCCCGAATTTTTCCAGCAGTTCAGCTTTTGCCTTTGCCGCCCCCAACTCCTCGCGAAGGCGGTTCAGCTCGCGACGAACAGATCGCGGCAGTCGCGGCTGTTCATGATCTGCCGGTTTCGGTGATTCCGCTGCTTTCTCCGGTTCCTTCGCTTCCTCTGCTGGTTTTTCTTCGGGCTTTCCCGGCGCGGGCCGCTCTCCCTTGTTGGCCGCATCCATGTATGCCTTGGCGTCGAATACCTGCTGTTCTGTTGGATGTTCTAACGTTGCCGTGCTCATTCAGTTGTCTCCTGATTCGCTTGCACTGATTCCCGCTGCTGTTCTACTGCCATGTTCTCCTGCGCGTGTTCCTGATTCTGCGCTGCCATAGCCACATCGTGCGCCATCTCTTCATGCATTTGCCGTGTCGCCAGTTCATCCGCCGAGGCCCGCGCCGCCGCCTGATTCTTGGCACCGATTTCGGCCACCGCCAACTTCACCGCCGCGTCCTGATCTGCTTTGTACTTCTCCAGAGCCAGTTTCGGAGCCTGCGTCTTGATTTCCATTTGCAGCGCCTGCACGGCCTGGATAAGTTGCTGATTCTGCGCCGCCATCTGTTGCATCTGCTGTGCCATCTGCTGCGGGTTGGAGTCGGAATCGTTCGGCGCAATGATATCCGCGATGCCTTCCATTTCCGGGTTACCCTGCCCAATCATCCGCACCAACTTTGCCGTAACTGCCGGATTCGCAAGGATGTTCGGGTTGATCTTGACCGCATCCAGCAACATCTGGAGTGCCTGGTCCTGACGGGTCTGGAAGTTCGGGCCAGCCACAACGCGACAAGAGTACTGGCCAAGCGCAATATTGTTCGCCTTCCCCTTCTTCCCCGTCTGCGGGTCGATTCCATCTTCCCCAAAAATCTGATTGATTCGCACTGTCTCATGCTGCGAATCGGGCCGCACAATCTGCACGACGCGCGGGCCGTCCAAAATTTTCGGGAAGATAATGCACATCTGCTGGTACATCACCTCAATCGCCCGGTGCAGATTGTCGGCGTAACTGAAGTTGGCAACATTCGACTCACTCCGCAGTTGCTCAATCGCCTTGCCTGACTGATCGCCCTTTTCACGCCCAAGCGAAGCATCGTAGATTGATGTCGTCGCCTTGATGTTGTCGCTGTACCACTGCCCCAACATCATCAGCCATTGAATCGGCGCTTCCCACATGTTGCGCTGCGGGGCTGGCGCAAGCGTCTGGCCGCCCGTCGTTTCGTCGGTGACGAAAACCGGAGTGTATTCCAAATACGCCCACATCTCCGAATTGGCCGATTCCCAGCGCTGATCTTCAAACGATCCCTTCGGCCCAATCCACGGCGCCTTGGGTAGCGCCCCGGTCAGTTCCGCCGCCGTGGTCGCAACATAGTTCAGCGCCCGCTGAGAATCCATCGCGCCCGCAATCAGGCTCAGCCGGTGAAGCCGTCCATCGATGTAGACCTCTGGGCCGAGTACCGGGAATATCGGGATCATATCCCCCAACCATTCCGTCTCGTCCAAAATCTCCAACGCATCCACTACGAACTTGGTGACCACGCGGCGCGGCACGATGCGGGTGTTTTCTTCTCCACCCTTCGGCACAATTCCATCTGGCCTTGTCTCGTCATCGAAGTAACTGATCCCGTTGGAGTACAGCCGCAACTTCGTCGGGTTCGTCTCTACCAGATAAAACTCAACAACGTAGAATGGACCCTTCCCCATGCCGGTCCATTCGTTGATTTCGGCCATGTTGCCGCCGATTCCAAGAGCGTCCTGAATCCAGCCCGCCGCAATCTGCACCCCCGCAGGTTCCAGCACCCGCCGCTTTCCGAACGTAGCCTCATACTGCTCCTTGGAGAGCATCCGAATCTTGCCAGCCCACGTTGCATCCCGCCGATCCAGCCTTCGGGACGCAGGATCGAAGAACACCATCGCAGGGTCTTCAATTGCGTCAATCCGCAACTGCTGCGCGAAACTGGTATCGGAAACGTACTCCGTCGCCAACTCCAGATAAGCGCAACCAGATGCCGCAACGTACTTGCCAGCCGTGCTATACGCGCTTACCGCGCTGCTGCGGTACTCCGTTTCCCGAATCAGGCCAGCAATGATATCCGGGTCTGCCGCATCTGCCACTTCCCCAACCGGCTTGACGCTCGGCCCCGGAGGATTCAGCCTGATATCGCCCTCGATCTGGTCAACAGGCGGCTTGCACTTGTTTATCGTGATCCATGGACGCCCTGAGTCGCGGCGCTTCTGAATCTCCGCATCCCGCCATTGCCCATCACCGCCCGCATAGAACTTGAGCCGCTCTGTCTCCTCCATCCGCGTCTGAATTCCGGCCTTTTTCCAGGCATCGTAACAGCGGCGGACGAACTGCGGGATATCTTTGCGGGCGATGGTCGGCATTATTCCTCTAAACTTTTAAAGATCAGGAATCCAGCCCATACCATTAAAGGTCCAGCAATGGAATAGGGGGCTGTTTCAATCACGGCTCGGAATGTAGTCGCATCTGGGTGCAACAATTGATATGCCGCTGGCATGGACGCCATTGGTATACCGAAAATTATCAACAACCACGAAACCTTAGTCATTTAGTTGAATTTTCGCACGTTCGGCACTGCTCCGTTAACGACAAGCGACGGATCGCCACCAGGCAGCACGATCAGGGACGCCTTTTCCTGATTATGCTCGAATATGATCGGTACGCCGTCCTCCGCATCTTCAGCGGCCACTACGTCAATCAGGTAGCTTTTAGCCTTCTCGTGCGAAATAAACAGCCGCGATTCCCGTTTGTTCGGATTAGGACCGAAAACTACCGTCTTGTCAGCGGCCTCCCCGATGAACATGCCGTCCTTCAGCCGCCACATCCCTGCATTCCGCCTGCTGGGCAACGTCATCACCAGATGAGTCGCTTCCAGTGGGATGTCTGCCCGAATCCCCGCGTATTGCGCCGCAATGTCGATTGTGTCTTCCATTACGAACGCTCCCGGAATAGTTTTAGGATCTGATCTTCGGTCAGAGCGATGGGCTTACGGTTCACCGGAACCGGGTTGATGATAATGCGTCCATGCTCGTCTCTGGCGTTCATGCACTTTGAAAAGTCCACTTGCATTGTCTCCTGAAAAATGGGGACCGCCCGAAGACGGCCCCCCAGTTTACTACCTGGTCACGTCAACCGCCAGCCCGTAAGTGCCAGCCGTCACTGTGCCGTTGATCGCCGTAACGTTGCCGCTATCGGTCGAATTCCAGTCAGTTGCGCCCAAAACGCCAGTGTTTCCGCCCGTCAGCAACACAGTTCCGCCCGCATCCGATGCCACGATGAAGGCCTGCGTCAGGTTGGTGGAACTGGAATCGATCGGGTTGACAAACCGGCAGTTTGAGAATTCCAACCAGCGGTCCAGACTTGAAGTCGGGCACCGCAGAAAGTTGTTATTCGTCGCGTGGTTGGTGTACGTCACGATCTGGCAATCGCTGAACAGGTTGCGGGTCGCCGCCGATGCGCACTTGATCTGGGAATTCGCCTGAGCGCCGAGCGTAACCGTGTCCAGCCCGATGTAGCAATTCTCAAAAACGTTTTCCGCCGCGCCGTTCAGATACAGCGAATATGCTCCGCTGATGTCGTTCGCGCTGTTCCCCATGCCGGAAATCTGGCAGTTGACAATGCGGTTGCGTTGGCCGGTGACCTGCATACAACCAGTCGGAAGCGCGGATGCAACACCAGCGAAAAAGCTGATGCCACTGATGAGGCACCCGTTAGCTGACAGCGTGAAAAGGTTTGAGGCCGTCGCATAGGCCGAATCGAACGCCACACGCGAACGCTGGCCAAGAAACGGCGAATCGTTGACGCCGACCAAATGCACCAGGTCCTTGTTCCAGTTCAGCGTGGCCGTCTGGTAATCCGTCGTGTTTGCGGCAGTATTCGACTGCGCCAGCAGGTAGATAACATCGTTCTGGCCAGCCGTCGCCTGTGAAAGCGCGAAAGCCAAAGTCTTGAACGGCGCGGCGACGGTACCGGGGTTCCTGTCGCTCCCGCTGTACGGTGCGACAAAGTAGATGTTCCCCTGAGACGGGAAGATCGACGCCGCAATCGTGTTGATGGTGGCCAGCGTGGAATTCTGAAGACTTCCGCCGTTGGTTTGGGTGAGTAATGGCATGGTTTACTTCTTTCTCCGGGTAGTGAGTCCCGGCGCTCGTGTACCCTGTTCGGGCTGAATGTCGTCTGATGGCTTTAATGTCGCCGGAACTTCAGGGAAGGCCGTAATACAGGCCTCAATCCGCCCTTCGCCGTTGCAGGTCTTGCAATCGTCGCCACCGCCGCCGCACGCCTTGCATGTGATCTTCATTGAACAACCTCGCTTTTGCAAACCTTGCATCTGGCCCCAATCACAGGTCTGGCCCCAAGATTACCACGCTGGCACTTACCGCACTTCCATGCGTTTTTCGTCTTGCGACACGCCACCGTAGCACCATGGAAAGTCACCCGAACAGACCGCACTGCCACGCTTGAACGAAACGTTTCCTGAGAAATTCTCAGCCCATCTCGCCCGCGCAACGCAATAACGGTTGGCGTCATCGCTACTTCTTGCCCTTTTTCCGCATCAGGTCCGCCACTGTCACCCTCTGGCCGGGCCGAACGCCGTACTGGCTGGCGCATTCCGCTGCTGTCTTTTTCGCGTCCATGCAAATACAGTATCACACTTTCAAATACCACAACCACCAACTTTCTCTATCCGAACGGAGAATAACTCCCGCTCCGGCGCGGCGGTGGCTGAATCGGCATCCTCGACCCCGGCGGAATCGGCTTCGGGCCTTCCTTCGGCATACGGTAACCCATCGCAAACGATCGCAGTGCGTCGGCCCCGTGCGAGTTATCGTCATGCAAGGGCTCACGCGACAAACTCCGGTCACCAGTCCGTGGATCAATAACCGAAGTCTGCCCATATCGGTAGTACCGCAACCGATTCAGCCCGTCCGCGCACTTGTCGATGTCAAACCAGCACGTTCCGAGCATTTCCCGCACCCGGTCTATCCCTACATCGCGCGACATTCGCGGCAGGACTCTTACATTGCGCCCCCTCTGACGCATGGTAGTCTCAAGCGCATTAGCCAATACTTTGCTGGCCGCATCCCAAGGGAAGTAATCCTCACCGTACTTGTAGCCCTTCGACTCGCAGACATTCAGATAGTGATCTAGATCCTCGTGCCGATTCTCGTAGTAGTCGATTACTCGGTGCTGTCCCTGCATGGACTGGATGAACCACACCGCCATGATGTCCGAATCGCCCAAGTCCCAGCCGCAGCGCACTACAACGCCGTCATGATACGGAACCTGCCCAATTCGCCCCTGTTCCTCAGCAAGCCGGATTTCCTTGGCATACACCGCGCCCTCAATCTGTCGTTTCGGTTGCCCCAGCCAAACGTGCTGGTATTCGTCCGGGTCCTGAATTCTCATCTGTTCCCGCTCTGGTTGCAGAACCTTCGACGCCCATGGATTGTCCGAGAAGTTCATGATAATCTCGATCATTCCCGGAGGCGGATGGACTACGAACTTCTGCCAGGTGGGATCGGTTTCAAGCTCCGGGTTCCACGTTAGCCATATTTCCGACCCGTCACGGCGAACTGTCGGAGGAACTTTGCGCCACGATTCCGCGCTGACCGTCTGCGCTTCCTCGATCCAGACGATAGTGGCGCCTTCCAGCGACTTCAGCGCGTCCGGGTTCTTCAGACCACGAAAGACAATCTCAGTGCCGGTAAACCGATGGCGCAGCACCGCTTTCTCCACATCCCACTGGTCTTGCATGCCGAGCGCTTCGATTTGATCCACCAGGAGTCTATGTACTGAGTCCTTGATCGACTCCATGGTTTCGCGCGCGCAAACGATGAATTCGCGCTTGCTTGCCCCGCGCTCTAAGAGTGCCCGCGCAACGCCCCATGACTTCCCGCCGTCACGGCCGCCGCGTATCGACTTCCACCGCGACGGCGTGAACAGTGGGCGGAGCTTTGATGGGAAATCGACAGTCATTCTGTGCCTGTAAACCTCGCAACCCAATTTGCCCCTCTACTGCCGATTTCGGTCATGCTGTAGCCGTAACATTGCAGAAACTCGCGGCACCTGCCGCCGTTGGAAACGCAGCGTTAAGCATGGGACAACCCCGCGATTCTGTCCTCAAGCTCTGCGGTCTTTGCCGATGCTTCCTGATATTCGATCCACATAGCCGTGGGAATTACGCGCAAACGGTGCTGTTGGCCGCCACTAACTACCGACTTACCGCGTGCCTCGCGGAAAGTGGTATACGGCCCGGAATCCCAATCTAGTTCGATCAGAACGGTCTCTGAAGGCTTGCTATTCTCTTCTTGTGCCATGTTTCGGGCCTCCTATGCCCACTTGGCGGCGGGGCATCGTTCTATGCGGTGCCTCGCCAACACTCATCTTACACCGTTTCCGCCGGGTCCACAAATCTGATAGTGTGCTCGGACTTGATTGGGCCCCCAGCCGGGCCGCTCAACGTGGTGGCTTGCGCTGGCTTTGCCTTTGTGTACTCCAGGATGGCGCGCGCCGTGCTGGTGACAGCCGTAGCGTGCCGAGTCGGGGCCAGCATTTGAGACCTCAGCACCCGGATAGCCTCTTGTGCTAGCTGCTCGTCGGTCAGATCTTCCAGCGGCAGGATGGGTTCCTCAATTGCCGGTTTCGGCGGGTGCGGGTTCTGCCGCCCGTTACGCCGAAACGCGGGAGAGCTGCCAACGCGGCCCATTACCGCAACTCCGTTCGTATCGTCTGCGGGCCAGCTGCTCGGTCGATATCGAGCGATGCCATCCACATCGACGCGGCCACCAGGAAGCCAATCACGATCCAATCAACCACGCGCGCGCTCTTGCTCATGACGCTATCTTACACCAGAATCGGAAACCTGTGATAACATCACATCGTGGTTCAAGTTTGCAGAGTTTGCGACAGGACCGGCGGCATATGCTCCGATTCCTGCCCGCACGCTGGCGAGTTTGAGCACCAGCAGGCGACTGCTGGCAGCAGCAAGGACGTAGCGTCGGATATCGTTGAGTTTACGGACATTCCGCGAGTACTGGACCCCACCAGCGCGGTAGATCGGGCGATTTTCCGGGCGGTATGTGGCATTAGTTGAGCGGACGATCCCGCGCAGCCGGACCCATACCGTGAAACGTGCTGGAGTGCTGACAGGGCCGCGCGACTCTCGTTAGCCGCGTAAACCGCTCCAGCGATTCCGCCCGCCGAATCAGGCGCGCCACCCGGCAAGGGTACCACTGCGTCTGTTCTACCCCGCTACAGCCCGCAAACGCTACGCTCTCAGTATTCGCACGCTGCTGAAGCTTCGCCCTACTTCCCGCGAGTTTGTGGGATTGTTTGCGAGGAGGGGCGCATGATCTACCTCCTACTCGCCATTTGCGCCGGGTTCCTGCTGTCGCTCTGCTGGGCGCTTGCTGTCGCGCTGCAGGATGACTTCGGCCCGGCGGTTGAGCCGGCAGTGATCCCCACGGCGGAGCGATTTGCAGAGCTTCAGGACGTGATTCTGTGCTATACGCCAAAGGAGGACGCCATGAGAGACTAACTTCCCGCCCGTGCCGGAGCGCGGGCCGCAATCATAAACCCGAAGCGCCCGCTAACCATGCGGGCGCTTTTTCATCTCCTGCCATTCCGCCCATACTTCGGCAAGCGCTGCCGCGCGGGCATCCGCTTCGCTCATGCCGCCGTCAAAGTGCCGGATCGCCCAGCGTTCCTCATAGCGGTAGAGCCATTCTGCGGGCCAGTCAGGACTCATCGGCCGCCTCCCTGAACTGCTGATATTGCGCTAAAAACACCATATTTATTGCCCCGGTCGGTCCGTTCCGCTGCTTCGCCACTATCCATTTCGCGTATCCCCGCAGATCATCCCGCCCCCGATTTCTGACGTAGCACTCAGGCCGATGCGTGAACATAATCACGTCAGCATCCTGTTCGAGCGCCGATGTTTCCGCCAGGTCCGATAGCGCCGGTTCCCGGTTTTCATCCTCCGGCTTTCGCCCCAGCTGGCAGAGGACCACGAACGGAACCTGAAATTCCTTCGCCATCCGCTTCATGTCGTGGCTGGCCTGGACGAAGGAGTGCCGCTCGTCCTGCCCGGAATGCGCTTTCTGCAACAGGTGGAAGTGGTCAACGATCACGGCCCCAAGCGGCGGATGGCCACCGGTTTTCAGCTTTGCAATGAGGCGTTTCAGCGCCTGGCGCATTCGGACCGTGTTGTATGGGCGGTAATCGATCCACAGCGGGATATCGCGGATTTTCTGAACCGCCGAACGCGCCATTGCCCGCTCATCCGCGTTCAGATGACCATGGCGCATCCGCTGCCCGTCAACAGGCCCAGCGCTCGATATCATCCGCCGAACCAGCGATTCCTTCGACATTTCGAGCGAGAAATACGGGACAGAAACTCCCGCATCCGCCGCCACGTGTCGCCCGATCTCCATGCCGATAACGCTCTTGCCGTGCGACGGTCGCCCCGCCACGATGACCATATCACCCGCCTGTAACCCGCAAATCAAGCGATTCAACGCTGGCCAAGGCGTTGCAAGCCCTTCGCCGCCGCGTGACGGCGACAGGAACGAATCCAGCCCGCCCGGGTGCTCCATGATCACTTCCCCTGGCGTCCGCCATTCGGCTTCGTCCGCCGATGTTTCCGCCAGCCCGGTTAGCCGTTTGTCCAATCGCGCCAGAACGGCCTCAGACGAATCGCCGCCCGCCGCCTGATAGATTGAGTCGTTACAGGCTTCGATAATGCCTCTGAGTGCGCTTTTCTCGCGAATAACGGCCACATAGGACGCCACGGACTCAACCGAAACCGTTGGCATCCCCTCTTCGAGGTCCAAAAGGCCCGAAACCCCACCGACTTTGGCCAGGTCGCCACGGTCCGCGAGAAACTGGCTCAGCACGGCCCGGTTAACATCCAAACCTGCCCCGGCAATCTCTAGCATTCCGATGTAGGTTTCCCGATGCGCGGTTACAGCGAAATCGGCAGGCACCAACACCGATGAAACCGCCTCAAACGTCTCCGAGTCGCCAACCAGGCACGAACCGAGCACGAACCGTTCAGCGTCGAGCGCCATCGGCAAACCACGACGGGCAATCAGATCGTGCCCGGTCATATGTCCACCCTGGCCTTGCCAATCGGGTTCCCGTCGCCGTCCGTCAACGGCATCGGGACAAAATCATCGCCGTAGTAGCCATTCCCTGCCCGCTTCGGCGATTGCCTCTCCTCCGCGTTCAGGCACCAATTCCGCCAGGTTGCCATCCAGTCCACCATGCACTTTCCGTTCGAGGTCCAGTAGTTCGCGAACTTTTCCGCTTCCCGGTCGATCCGCGATTGTTGCCAGTGAAACTTGGTCTTCGGGTATTCAGCGAAGCCTTCCGGCATTTGCTGAAACTTCGTTGCTTTCTTGCGCGCCTCGCGCGCTAAAGACTTTGACTTTCTTGTATCTGTATCTGTATCTGTATGGTTGAACGTCCGTTGCAACGGAATGGCAACGCCCGTTGAACGCCCACTGAGCCGCCGTTGAGCGGACGCGATCCCAGCTTCCTTTGCTTGCAATGACTTAGCTCGAAACTTGGCCAGTTCTGCCTCGATGCGCTTGTGGTACCACTCCATGTGGTCATCCTGTGTCACCTGAAAGAATTCGGCTATGACACGCGAAATTTTAGCCCACTCGCCGATGGACATCCGTGCAACGTTCGCTAAACGTCCGTTCAACGTCCGTTCATCGGACGCTCGGTATGGACCACCGCGCTGCCAGTAGCCCATGATGAGCAGCAGGTAGGCCCCGTGTTCGGTTGTGGTTAGGTGCCCGGCGTCGGCCAGGTAGTCAGCCACATACAGCGGCATGTAGGGTATCGCTGGCATCAGGCACACTCCCGAAGGGCAGCTTCCGCCGTTTTCTGGATCAGGTAGTAGGCGTCCATTTCAGGGATGGCTTGTTTGAGCCGCCGCCCCGCATCGCACTGCTGGATTATCTTTTCCAGCGCCAATCGGAGCACCCGCATATGCCGCCGCACGGTCAAATGGTCAGCCTGTGTTGCCCCGTGTCCACCACGCTGGAGGCAATAGACAGTGCCGAACGTCTCGCAAGTCGGGCATCTGTTGGCTGTTGGATCGAAGGCACTGGCAATGGCCAGAACTTCGTCATCCGGCATTGGGTTATTGGGCGCAAGTTGCGCCCCGTCTGGGATTTCCATGATCTACCTCTCTACCTCAAAGTTTCGAGAATGGACCCGGCCCACAGGAGGTAGGCTGCAAGCCGGGTGTATTCCAGTCCGTTGTGGGAGCTACCCACAAGATCATTGTACCGCAAAATCTACATGAAATCGAGCGTGCTTTCAGCTGGTGAATAGGCATCCAGCCGCACCACTTTCGCGCCAGCAGCCCACGGCGTCCATTCGGCCATAGACATGCACCGCCCGCGCCGGTCCCACTCGAACCAGACGTGGCCATCGGCCACTCGCAGCACCCGGCCCGCGCAAAGCACGCCGTCAGGGCGGGCCCGCCGGAAACTGTCGCCTGGCTGCGGGTTATCGTGAAGCATCTGCCACCACCACTTCCGGCCAGACCACCAGATCGAACGCGGACATCACCCAGCGTTCCGGCCTCATACAACCGCCTTCCTGGTAATGCCACACTCCGCGCACCGCTCCCGCTGGTGACCGTGGTTGCTGCCATCCTTGCGCCACTTCGGATGCGTGCACATGGCGCGGGCCATCGCGCGGGCCGGGTCTTTCGACTCGTATTTCTTCATGTCGCGCGGGCGCTGCTGAATCACCCCGTCTGTCATGTATCCAGTGCCGCCGCAGCAGGCACAAGCGTAACGCTGTTCTCCGCTCCATTTCCCGGCCTTGTGCCATGCCGGAACGCCTTCGTGCATGTGGTTGCACTGGTCAACCGGCCGGCGGATGATGCCAGATCGCCGGGAGCCGCCGGGGCGCTTCGACTTTGGTAGGGAGGACGGTTTCGGCGTCACGGCACGCGCAACACGCGGTGCCTGTTCGCCGCCGTACTCAACCTGTAACCGCCGCGAGATTGCCTCACGTTGCGGCGCCGGAAGTCGCGTTCGCGAATGGTCGTGGATGATGCCCGCCAGTCGCGTCTGGTTGTCCAGTTTCTCATCCGGCGGAGCTGGCCTGTTGCGAATTGGCAGGTGACGAACTTCGCCCGGTCGCGGGTCGGAGGAATGGACGGTGCCCACGTTCGCGAACAGGGCACGGGCGCGGGCAAGCGGTTCGATGTGGTCGAGGTTCATCGAACATCCCCCATCAGTATTTTCCTCACTTCGGCCAAACGCCGCTTCGCGAATGAGCTAATCTCTTCCAATGTGTCGTCCTTCCGTGGGATGGTAATCTGCTCCAGCGCCCATTCCGCGAGGCGCAACGCGCTTTCCTTTCGCTCTTCTGGCGTCACTTGGCACGCTCCCACGCCGCCAGAGCAGCCCGCGCCTCATGCACCGGGAGCAGGTCGCGGTTTAAGCGTTTTCGTTCCGTTTCTATCGGCGGGTTCTGCCCGCCGTATCGCGTGACTACCTCGGCTTCCAGATCATCGGCGCATTCCTCGAGGCACCGGGCCACCTCATCCCCCGCTGCTTTCACCGCCCAAATATGCCGCAGCCAGACGAACGAAACAGAGAGCGATAAAACAACATTACCGGAAATGTTCCAGATCAACTCCCATGTTTCCCGTGTCATTTCGCACGCTCCGCAAGCATGGCGTCGGCGATGGTGTAGGCCCGCAATGTCATGCCGGGAATATACGGGCCATCGCCAACAGTGGGAAATGCGGGGCCACCACTGCGCATTTCCTTCTCTTCGTTACTCATCGTTCCCTCCAAAATCGAACAGTGTTTCCTGCACTTCTGCCGCGTCCAGATTCCGCGTGGCAATCTGGAAGTACTCCCGCTTCAGCTCGAACAGCAGTGCCTTGCGCCCCATTTCCAGCGCCCCCACGCCTTCCGACCCGATGCCGCCGAATGGAGAGAACACCAACTCGCCCGGAAGACTCCACAACTCGATTGCGCGACGAATTACGCCCATCTGCAACGGGCATATGTGTCGCTCTTCGTTCTCAGTTCGGGAAGTTTTCACATTCAGCACGTCGGTCTGATTGATATCCCACCAAACAGGCTCAGCGTAGCGCCGCCAGATCGCGATAGAGTCCCGCTTGCCGTCGAACTCGGTGCGTGCGAACGGTGACGGATGGAAACTGTTCTTGCGCGGGTCCGATTCTCCCTCGTAGCGCGTAAACCCTTCCGGTCGTGCGATTGGCACTTCCGACAGATTGCTATCGCCATTCGGAGTTTTCCGCATGACAATCAAATAATCCGCCATGCCTTGACGTATTTGGCTGGAATCCCGCGTCACTGACTTGTGGAGCAATCCGTTATTGTTCGTTCGCTCCCGCTCAGTGACCGGGCACTTCCAGATCGTCACGCGGGAATGAAAGTCCCATCCGTGTGCCTCGAACAACCTGACGATATCGCCCGGAAAGTCCTTCAGACCGCTGGCACCATCCCGCCCGCGATACGTCGGCAGGTCTTTGCAGTGGATCACGGCCAGCCGCCCGGACTTGGTAGCGCGGTAAAGCTCCTTCGCGATGAAGCCGAACGCCCGGAAGAATTCGGCATCGTTGGCAGTGTTGCCCATGTCGCGCACGGAGTCGGAGTAGATGTAGAGATTGGCAAACGGCGGCGAAAAAACAGACAGGTCAATCTGACCATCCGGAACCTCGCGCAACAACTCCACGGAGTCACCAAGTCGAATCTCCCAGCCATTGCCTGTGCGAATGTCGCGCTCGAAATCCGTCTTCAGTTTCGGGCCGACTCCCAATTGCTCCATCGTTTGACCGCGCATCGCCTCAATCATTTCAGCCTTCATGTTTTCGTGGTCCTTACGTTTCCGTTCGATTGTGGCCAACACAGGGCCCTCGGTTTCCGCGCAAACCACATGCGCCGTGACTGCCCGCGTTTGGCCGTACCGCCAGCATCGGCGGAGTGCCTGATAGAACTGTTCGTAACTGTAGCTCAGCCCAACGAAAATCACGTTGCGGCAGTTCTGCCAATTCATCCCAAACCCGCAGAGGACAGGCTTGCTGGAGAAAACACGAACCGCCCCTTCCGAGAACCCCAACATTGCAGCCTCTTTATGCGCCCGCGAATGACTGCCGCGGACTTCGGTCAACCCGTCGATCCGCGCCGCCAGTTCGTCAGCCTCGTAATCCGTGTTGCACCACACCAGCCATTGCTCATCCGGGCGAAGCGCGATAATCTCCGCCACCTTCGCAGCCCGCGCCGGTGCAGTCAGCCGCATTTCCTTGTGTAGCCCGGTTGCGCTCAGATCCGGCGAACGGAACAGCATGCCTTCAGTTGCTATGGACTGGTCCACCTCAACGACGTGTTGCAGAATCTCCAGCGGCGGAAGGTCGTAGCCTTCATCGGAGAAGCCAATATCAGACGGCTTAGACAGTGTAACCGCCCACGTCGCTACCCAGCGCCAAAAGTCCTTGACCGCGTGCGCTTTGAGCCTGTAGCCCCCCGCTTTCATGGTGTCATTCAGGAACCAGCGGGAAAGCATTTCCGACGAACTCATCACGTCCAGAAACTGCGCGTGATTGCCGATCTCCATGTGGTCGTTAGGCGCTGGCGTTGCGGTACATGCCAGCTTGTACGGAGTCAGCGCGAATGCTGCCACCAGCGCCTTTTTCGTGGTTCCGGAATATGACTTCAAAATAGACGATTCGTCCAGAACCACCCCGGCGAAGTGCGCCGTGTCGAAGTGCTCCAGCATCTCGTAATTGGTGACGTTGATACCTGGCCGCACATCTGCCATCGTTCGGCAAACCGTGACCGGCGTGCCTATCTGGAACTTTGCCGCTTCCCTTGCGGTTTGATTGGCAACCGCCAATGGTGCCAAAATCAGCACGTCGCCTCCAGTGAACAAGCAAACCCGGTGCGCCCATTCCAGCTGCATGAACGTCTTGCCTGTGCCGGTATCTGGCAGTAGCGCCGCTTTCCCGCGCTTGCACGCCCACGCCACAATCCGCCGTTGCCACGGCATCAGCCGCGAGTTCAACTCGGATTCTGCAACCTCGAACCCGCTTGCCGGTGCCGATACCAGTTTCCCCGCCAGGTACTCCTGATATTCGTCCACTACTGACTGCATGTGTCCTCCAACAAAATCTCCTCCAGTATCCAATCCGTCACCGCCATGCGTAGCCCGTGTTGCTCATGGTGCCCAGCCAAAAGCAACGTGGCCGCTTGCCGCTGTTCGTTCCGGCACCGCTGAATCGCGGGCGTCATTCGGACTCCTCGACGATGGACCAGCCGGGCTGAAGCAACAACCGAGCCGCCGTTTCGCGTATCTGCGTCCCATGCACTAGCCCCAGATTCACCAACACCATCCCGTCATGGTCAATTTCAAAACGCCCCACCAGGTACCGCTTTTTGGCCTTTGGCGCGAGGATGATGTATTGGCCTTCGGCGTATCCGACTTGTCGCACTCCACGCTTCCCATTCCAAAACTCCTCATCCAATCTCGGTGTGCGCAGCACCACATCCCCGCCCTCCATCAGCGGTTCATGTCCAGCCTTGCGGATATCCGCCACCACTTCGTCCAGCGGGCGATCATATATGTTGTCGGGAACCAGTTCGGCCACCCATCGGCGAAGGTCTGGCGGCATATTTCCAGCCAGGTTGATCCGCGCCACCTTCATCCCCTTCGGCACTCCCGGTATCTCGCTCATATCAACTCCTGAACACGCAAATCTGCTGGCCACTCGGACGGATCGGCCCCGGCGCGATCACGATGCGTCCAGTTCCTACGCCAATCGCGTTTTATGTCAATTGACTCATATGCCTTCGCCCCAAGTTGCTTGACGAAACACGCCACGCCAGCATCGCGGCATTGCCGGATGGTGTCGTAGGCCCATTGCACATCGAACGGTCGCGCCTTCGGGCCTGATTCGCCACCGATGATGATCTGGTCGAGAAACTTCGGCCCACTCCCATCCACGAGGTATCTCCCAAATCCAATCGGCCGCAGTGCCGGTTCGTAGCTGACGAACCGTTTCGCCGCCGGAGTCTGTCGTAACAGCGGAATCCGCGCCTCAGCGGTTTCCGGGTCCTCGACCGAGACGCCGAGGTGGACGTTGGGAAGTGGCCAACTTTCAGTCATCACGGGAAACTCTATGCCTGGCGCAACCTTGACCGTCCCTGTTTCCGTGGCAGGCCACACTACACCGAACCGCTCCGAAAAGCATCCAAGTGTTTTAACGTTCGTCATGTACGCCAGCATCCGATCCGGCCTCTTCGTGAGCACTTGAAACGTGTGCTGCGGGCAGAGCGCCATGACGGCAAACACCCGGTCGATGGCCTCATCCGACAACGCCTCATGGAACAGGTCGCTCATCGAATTGACGAAAATCCGCTTCGGTTTGCGCCACCGCAACGGCAACAACAGTTGCGATTCGATCAGTTCGACCTTGCCGGTCCAGCGCGGGCCGGATGGCAGGATACGCGCGAATGATTCGCCCGTCGTCGGCGACCTCAACTCCGGCAAGTTCCGCGCAGCCAGCCGCGCGGCGTAGCAGTTGAGGCAACCCTTCGCCTCGGACCCCTTCGCCATCGAACACCCGCGAATCGGATTCCACGTTGCATCTGTCCATGCGATGCCGGTTTTAGCGCCCATTTTTCTCCCCCTTCGCGATCCGCGCCAGCTTGCGGCGAACGGCGGGCGGCAGAGCATCCCGCGCCGCATCTGCCAGCCAACTTTCCATTGTGCGGCCCTCGGACTTCGTGTGCGTTTTGATAGCATCAGCCAAGTGCTCCGGTGCCCGGAAGCTCACCTTTTTTGTCTTCATTTCCCGTCCCATCCTGACCTGTCTTGAAGGTCATGCACCAATCGTAATCCATCCCGCCTCCGTAGTCAAGCGCAAATTTGCGGAAATTTCCTCTTGCAATTCGGTGCGGCAGGGATTACGATGGGTCCATGCAGAAATTGCGAATCGAAATCACAATCGAAATTCCGCCAGACGAGTTGGCGCGGATAGGCGGCATTCTGTCTGCCGTGTCCGCATTCAATCGAGAGACATGCGACGAGGTGCTGGAGGGGTCAGCCACGATCAGCGACGTGTCCATATTAAAGGACACCGAGTTATGAGCGCCGAAGTCGCCCGCATCGAAAGCGCTTCCAGTAAGTGGGATGATCCAGAGATGGAGCGCACGCTTCGCGCTACCGTCTGCAAGGATGCAACCCCGGCGCAGTTCCGCATGTTTGCGGAAATCTGCAAGGCCACCGGACTGAATCCGTTTTTGAAGGAAATCTGGTTCGTGCCTGGTGTTGGCGTTATGGCTGGCCGTGACGGGTACCTTCGCGTGGCGAACGAACATCCGATGTTCGACGGGATGGAAACGCGGGTTGAGCGCGATCCGAAAAACGTCCCGATCCGCGCCACGTGTTCCGTATGGCGCAAGGATCGTTCGCACCCCATCACCTGCGAGGCCTATTTCAGTGAGTATTCCAAGGGAGGCGGTATTTGGGCGAAGTACCCAAGCGCCATGATATCCAAGGTTGCTGAAGTCCTCGCGCTGAAAAGGTCATTCTCCATCAACGGCGTTGTAACCGAAGAGGAAATCGGCCACGAACAGCCAACCCGCGAGGACAAAATTCAAGCCGCGCAGGAAGTTGCCGCCGCGAAGCTGGCCACGCTCAAGGGCGACGTGATCGACATCGAAGCGGAACCGCCATTGCCGCCGCCACCGCCGACCGCCGACGAATCCGCGCCGGAGCCGGACAAGTTCAAGATGCTGGAAGCCTTTGCCGACCTGAAAAAGGAGTTTCAGAAGTTTGGCGCGGAACCGGCGTACTACGAAGTTCTCCTGGCTCACGGGTTCGCGAAATCGAACCTCATCAAGCCGCTGTCGAAGGGCAAATCCATCTATAGGGAAATGTCCAAGCGACTCATCGAAATCAAGGCCGCCGCCGAACCGCAGGACGAACAGTTTGCCGCGCTGGTGACTATGTTCGGCGAGGCCCGCGTTATTGATTGTATTGCCCGCGAGTTCGGCGTTTCGATGTGGGATGAAATCCCGGCGCGGAATCGCGACAAGGCGTTTGCCCGCGTCAAGGAGTTGCTGGCATGAGCATCTTCACCACGGCGATGCGGGAGCGCAAAGCCTTCGCCATCGCGCAATATATCCGGTCTTCGGCGTTCACGCCCGCGCAGGTCGAAGGCTTCGGCGTGGCGCAATGGGACGAATGCGCGCGGTGCGCTGGCCAGTTGGCACCATCCGGCGAGACAATCGCGCTGGCAATTCAGGTTTTACAGGACATGGAGGAAGCATCGAAATGATCGGACTGAGACTGCGGCTGATGGCCGCTGCAATTTACGAGGAATACGACCGCTTGGCGTGGCTTGCCGACGAATGGCTAATGCGCAACGAGGGCCGATGGATTGACGACGACGAAGCGCCGATGCTCGGCGTGCTGCTTTGCGCGGCGTTCGCAATTGTCACCATCGGCGGACTGCTGGCGCTGATGATCTACGGAGGTGCGGAATGAGCGCCGACAACATGAGCCGTCGCGAGTCACGGCACGAATCGCGGATGGAAGCGCGGGAGACGCAGGACGCCATCAACGCCGCAGAGGACGCGCGCCGCTGCGAATCGTGCGGGAAGCCGTCGAACGACGTTTGCGAATACGTTCAGGGCGAGTTCGTCTGTCGGTCGTGTGCGCCGGGGATGGCGCTGTTTCTGGTGAGTGAGGCGATGGAATTGCTCGGCCAAACTCATTCCTACCTGACCACCTGTAACCTTATCGCTCACGTTACAACACTGAACGACATCGGAAGTCAGATCACCGCAGCCTACGCCATCCTCCGCTGGATGCACCCGGACGCGGCGAAGGCCCACGAGGCGGAGGTTGCGCGGGCGGTGGCGAACAACGAAGCCGAGCGGCGCGCGGACGCGGGAGGTGACGAATGAGCACCTTCCCGCGCATTTGGGGATATTCTGGCGAGTACAACGTTGTCGGTGAAACGCCGCGCTCGTGGATTGTGGCTTCGCCGTATCTGGGAGAAAAATACGCTAAAGCGTGCCAGCGATTATACGACAATCGGAACGCGGAAATCGATGGGTATACATGGAAGTGGTTCATCAATCGTGGATCGGTATGGCTGGTGCCGAAGAAGCCGCAAAAAGGCGAGGTTCAATGGTTTTACAGCGAAAAGGACCGCAAAGATTATCGGTTCGTTTGTGTCCACAAGAACCGTATCGCACACGAAGTTCACCAAGCAGACCTGACTGCCGACCAGTGGCGCGCCATCGCGGAGATCGTTGGCTACAAGGCAGGTGAAGAATGAAGCCCAAATGGATGCGCCGGTTCAAGGTCGGCGACAAACTGGCAGTGGACTGGTATCAAGGCATATTGGAGGTCGTCTTTACCGGCCATGTCTGCATGGTTCTACGCGGTCCAGACGGAGACGAATCTGTGTTCTGGGAAGACTTGGGCTGGCGGAAGGTGAAGAAATGATTCCGCCCGCGATACGGAAGAAACTGCGGCGGCTGAAAGGACAGCGCAAATGACGATCATTGTTTACGGCACGCCAGCGCCCCAAGGAAGCAAGCGCCACGTTGGGCGCGGCATCATGATTGAATCGTCCAAGAAGGTCGCACCTTGGCGCGAGGCAGTCAAGTGGGAAGCGATGAAGGCACTGGCCGGCGCGCCGCCGATTGATGGCCCGGTCGCGGTCGACATCGATTTCTACTTGCCCCGCCCGAAATCAGCCAAACGCGGCGCGGTGCCAAGCAAGAAGCCCGATCTGGACAAACTCGTGCGCAGCACGATGGACGCGCTGACAGACGCTGGCGTTTGGGTGGACGATTCGCGTGTGGTTCACTTGCGCGCACGCAAACATTACTCACCTGACACGCCGTTCGCATTTATTGACTGGAGATTGGCCAAATGAAGGAACTACCGATACTCTTTTCCGCCCCGATGGTGCGGGCGACAATCGAAGACCGCAAGAAGGTCACGCGGCGCACGCGCGGGCTGGATAAGATTAACGAATCGCCCGGGATGTGGTCTCTGTTGTCCTCCCCTGCCGTAGATGCTGCCTGCTTTCGGCGCTATTGCGGCGATGGCGAGTGGGAGGAAACGTTGGCCAAGTGCCCATATGCGCCCGGTGATCGCCTTTGGGTTCGCGAGTGCTTTTCCTTTGAGCACTGCTATATGGGGATCAAGCCCGTGGAGGTTATCCCGTATTCGTCAGATGTTTGGTATTGGGCTGATGGTAACCCTTCGTTTGGCGATTGGACAAAGCCGAAGTCGTCGCTGTTTATGCCCCGTTGGGCTTCGCGCCTGACGCTGGAGGCTGTCAGCGTGCGGGCCGAGCGGTTGCACGATATTACGGAAGAGGATGCGATCAGGGAGGGTATCATTGTCGCGCCGCCACATATCGGCATTGGTTGGGATGGATCGCCACTCGAAAGTTCTACTATCGACTGGGCACCGTCTGATTATTTCAGGGAACTCTGGGATTCGATCAATGGCGACCAAATTGTAATTCCCCAAACTGCCAGCCTCGCACGCAGAGCACGCATGGAAAAGGCAAATGCGAAGCGAATGTCGTGGGCGAAAAACCCGTGGGTTTGGCGCGTGGAGTATCGGAAGGTGACAGCATGACGCCCGAACAGGTGTTTCATAAGTTCAGCGATGAATACCAACTCCGCCTGATGGCGTCGCTGACGGACGGTAATGCGCGACAATCGCAACCGAGCACTGCGCCGCCCTTCGGCGACTGCCGGATGTGCGAGGCCCAATGGGTCCGCGAACAGCAGCAGCGCGCGGAAATCGCAGGGCTGCGCACCAAGAACATCGCGTGCATGGAAGCGGTTTCTGAGTGGATCAAACAGCGTGCGAAGTGGAAGCATTTGGCCATGCTGTCGTTTGCGCTCAACCTGATGATTTTGGTGATGGCGGTTTCATGGAGGTGTTTCTGATGAAGGTTGGAACTAAATCTGTACTTTTCGGGGCGCATTGTTTTTTCCTGCACCCATGGTTTGTCGCGCTGGCGTGGTGGAAGTTGTACGGGTTCCCATTCGACCCTCGCCTTTGGGTGGCGTTCTTTGTTCATGATCTCGGATACTGGGGCAAGCCAAACATGGACGGCGAAGAAGGAGAACAGCACCCTAAGTTAGGCGCAAGGGTGATGAAGGTTTTCGATTGTCGCCCGTACACGTTTGAGTGGTATGAGTGGCCGAATGGGGGCAAGGGGGTGCCATGGCGGCATGGAACGAAAGAATTTAACGCTTTGTTGGTCGATGGTTGGGAAATCGTCACTTGCGAAAATACGTTCACGCTGTTGCGCCGCCCTAGATTTTATTGGCACGACTTAAGCCTCCTCCATTCGCGCTACTATGCAAAAAAGCTCTCCCTTCCGTTCTCGCGGCTTTGCGTGGCTGACAAATTGGCCATCTGTCTGACACCGCGATGGCTGTACCTCCCGATGGTCAACTGGACCGGCGAGATTCACGAGTACCTGAAAAGTGCGAGCATCGCCAGTGACCACAAACACTTTCGATCTGCCGACTACACGAAGCGGCAAGTGGATTGGCACGTTGAATTGTGCCGATACATGCGCGCATGGGTCGAGGAGCATAAAGACGGGGCTGCAGATACTTGGACATCGGCCAATCGACACGTTGATAAATCAGGAGTGACGAAATGACGCCGGGATTACTCGTTTGTGATGAATGCGGATGCGAACTGGTCTTGGGCCAGAATCCAGCGACCAGCGCGGAAGAGTGGTGTTGCGAGGAATGCGGGTGGGGGTGGGAAAAATGACAAAGGAATTACTTGATCACCTGACGCCCGAACAGCGTTTTACCGCCGTCTACGGTAACGCCGATATGCGGGAAGTGCTGCTGGAACTGGCGCAGACCAAACGCGAGCTTGCAGCTTGCACAGCCAGTCACCAGAAGCGCAACGCGGAACTGGAAGAGGCGTATGACGCGTTTGAGAAGGTCAAGGCGCTGGCCGAGCGTGCGTTAGCCGACCCGTTCGGCACAATGGAACTGATGCAAATTTGCGATGAACTAGACGGCCACCCACGCAACACGGAACTGGAAGAGTCGCGGAAGGATACGGCGCGGCTGGATGCATTCCCCCGCATCGGCTATGTACTATGGCAGTCGGATGAGGGGAAGTGGAATATCCGACGTCCAACTCAGGAGTATCTTACGTATAGTGGGGACACCCCACGCGAAGCCATTGACGAGGCGATGAAACATGAAAACAATCAACAGTAGATCCGACCTGAACCGCTTAGTCGCGGAGACGGTGTTTTGCCCCGAGCCGCCTCTGTCCGAACGCCGGGCGATTCACGAAAGCGGTGCGTGGCTGTGGATCAAGGACGCGCCGCTTACGTTCGAGGACGTTGGCTCATTTAAGGGCCACTGGCAACCCGCAGACTTCTGTTCCGACCCGGCGGCGAGTTATCGGCTGGAAGCGAAGATGTGGTACGAAGGCTGGCGTTGGGCGATGCGCCAGGGTTCGGGTGGATGGCTGGTCCGAGTGGATGGGTCCAAGCGCAATCACTTTGAGGCTTCCCACGCTGACCGGCGCATTGCAATGTGTCTGGTCGCGCTCAAGTCCGAGGGTGATGGATTTGTCAATCTCGCCGAAGGATGGGACCAGCGATGAGAACAGCAGACGACGCACGGAGCGACCCGAAACCGGGAGACGTGTTCAGGCGAGATTTTCGCCAGCGAGCAATAGTCGGAAGGGTGGAGGACACAGTGGCGATATCGGAGACCGTTGGTTACTCATTCCGTGGGCACTTATATCTCACGGATGACGAGATTCGTAAGTGGGCCGCAACCGCCGAAGTCCTGAAGGTGGCGCAATGAACCACAGGGCAGCAGCAAAGATCGATTCCTATTCCGTGCAGTTTAGAACCAACATGTGGGATAGAGCCGCAAAGGAAACCATCGCCGCAGCAGCGGGTTACACGTCCGACAATCAACGCAAGGTCCGCAAGGCGCAAGGTCTTTGCAAATGGTGTTTCTACATGCAGAATGACCGGGTTGGCGGCACTGAATGCACCGCTCAGCCATGTGGTCTGTGTGGCGTAGCCCAACACTTCAGCAACACTTGCACGGATGCCCTGTGTCTCCAGTGCGCGGTTCAGGAACAGCTTTGCAAGCGTTGCGGCGGCGATGCCGAAGGTAGGGTCAGGCGCATTTGGAAGCCAGCATGGCCAGCGCCGCCCAAGTCCCCGCGTTGAGCCAGAGCACCGCCATGCCGACAGGCCAGTGCGGAGCGACGTAGAACAGCGCGGCATCGGCCAGCAACCAGACAGCCAGTATCCGCGATACCACCCCGGCCCCCGCACTCAACAGCAGAATCCCCATGATCGAGTGCGAAAGCGCGATTCCCTGCCAGACTGCCGAAGCCCACGCGGACCACGGAACCGGCGCGGCGAAGATCAGATGCAGACAGCAGCCCGCCACGCCGGATGTAGCGATTGCCACGCCGGATGTGGCAACCTTCCGGGATTCCCGGATAGTTCGCAACCGCTCCGCCACGACGAACCCCAACAGCACCACGGCCCCCGCTTCGCTCCACCTGTGAACCAGCGGATACCACGCGCCAGAGCCGCTACAAGCGATCCCCAGCCCTTGCGTGGCCACATCGTACCAGAGGAACCGCCGGAACGCAGCAAAGCCGCCCCTGCGTGTTAGGAGCACGGCAAGGACGGCTTCGAGTGCCAGCGAAATGAGCCAGAGGCGTATCACTGTTTTGCTATGCGGTGCGCCCGGTACTCACTGTTTAGGTGGCCCACTGGGAAGCCCGACGCACCGCGTCCAGTGTCTCCGTTTCCCCACGGTGACGGGAATCGAACCCGCGCACTCAAGCTCTGCCACTGAGCTACACCGGAGAAATCCTGCAATGGGCACATGCCAAAGCAGCGGTGACACCATTGCGTACCACTCCATTCTACTGCGATCCGGCAGGCGGGTCAACAGGCGGTTGCGGCGGAGGAGTTTGCGGCGGTGTCGGTGTCCCGCCCTGCGTTTCCGGTGGTCCGCTCTCTTCTTCAGGAGGCATTCTGTTCCTTTCTCGCGCGCTCTAGCATTTCCCGCGCCTGACGCAGCCCGCGAAGCGCCCGACGCTTACCGCACCAGTATCGCACGATTACGCATACCAGGAAAGCCCCGGCAAGCAGGGCACAACCTACTTGCGCGAGTTCGGCAACCATGCCGATATTGTAGCCTTAATTCGGGTTAATGTTGCGGGGATTGCGGTTTTGTTCCGTTCGCGGGTCAAGCGAATAAAATCTCGGTTGCATCCAGCGCAGATCAAGGAGGTTGGGGTTGCTGCGTCTCCTCCTCAAGCGTTCACCACCTGCGTAGGTTGACGAAAGGAGTTTCACCCGCGATTCAAGACGAACTTCAGCAAGCCGAACAGGCCCGCAGCTACAGCCCCCAGCGTTGCCCCGCCCGCGATCCAGCGGATATGCACCCGCTCAATCTGGTCAATCCGAGCCCGCGCGTCGTCGATGGTCTTCTCGATCTCTTGAAATTTGGCAGTCATGAGGAGCTTGATTTCGCGGATTGAATCCGCCAGGTCATCGAGCTTTTCATCGTGCCGCTGAGTGTGTGACTCAATCCGCGCCAACTGCGCGACGTTCGCCGCCGTGAATCGAACCTCCGCTGTTTCCGCTGGCTCAGGGCTTCGGTTGCTCATCCGGCGCTCCCCCTTTCGGTTCGTCGGGAACGCCAAGTTCCTTGCGGGCGAATGCTAGAAACGCGCCGCCGAAGCTGGTCAGCAGGCCAGCCACCACCTGAAACGTCTGCCCGTCATTCGGGAACCATTTCTGCGTGTAGAGCAATACCACAGTGAAGAACACAATGCCGAGTAGCAGCAGTTTCAGGATTGGGTCCATTTTCCTCATTCGTCACCACCAAACCTGCACAGAACGTAGACCGTCAGCAGCGATGCCGCCAGCAGTCCGACAATGGCAATCAGGGTGACCATGATTTATTGTCCCCCATTACAGGCGTTACCTCCGTTTCTGCATCCAAACAATAAACGCTGAAACCAAGGAAGATAACGGGACGCCATCTTCATACTGCCCCCATCATTCGGATGCGTGCCGTCCGTCGTATCTACGCCCATCGTCCCGCCGCTTGAATAGGCTCCTGGATTGGCGACGATTGGGCAAGTGAATTGGGTAGCGGTGATGCTTCCCGGCGTGCAGGATATGGTGTTGTAGCCGGACGGGGTGATACCCAAAACCGATATCGGATAGAGTGCGGAGATTCCGGCAGTGCTGCCGACCGTGTATGTTGCGGTGCCGCTCGACCAAGTTGCAGCCGAGACTGCCGAAGTGGCGGTGCTGATCCATCCTTCCGTTTCTGCTGTATAGGCAAGGTGCGTCGGCGCACCAGCGTTGTAGTTGGCTATCCCCGTTCGGATGTACGCCCGATAGTTATCGAGGGTCGCTTGTGAAACCGCCGAAGTGTTTGGAGGAATCTGGAACAAGATCGGAACCGATGCGCCCAGTCCCGCCGTATTCAACGCGGCGTTGGTGTTGGTCAGCAGCGTATTTACATTTGTTGTTACCGTCCCGCTAGCCGTGCCAATTATGGCATCGTTAGTGCCGCATCCCACTACCGCCAGGACCACGCGAGAATCAATATACATACCAGCCGTAGACGTGCTGACGGTCGCGCACGACGCACCGGACTGGCCATATTGTCGCGCGGTAGGGTAGACGGGAAGCCCAATAGTGGCGGGATGTGATGTCGCGGTTGTCAGCAGTTGCTGGTAACTGGTTTGGCTTGTGCTGGTAGTCGCCGACGCCATCAGCGAATCGCCCAGCCAGGTAACACTCCCTTTTGCCGGGATCGTGGTTGTTGAGATTGTTCCGGCACCTCCACACATTACGGAGAACACGTAGGCGGTGGTGGATACGATCGGGTATGTGCCGTACAGGGATATCTGGATTGATTTAGTGCCGGATAGACCAGTCAAAAGCTGGAGCCACGAATACGAACTGCCCACTGTAGTGGTTCCCGATGGGATTGCCGTAGTGCTGGTCAACGTGCCGTCTACATAGGCACGCCACGAAGACCCTCCGCCGCGAAAGACATATAGCCAAATATCAGTACAGGAGTTGGATACAAACTGAAGGCCGCCACCTGTATGCGTTTCCGCTGTCAGGCCATAACCATTACCGGGGTCCACTAATCCCAGACCGGGGGCTCCTGCTGTGGGTGAGTACGTCGAAAGTGTGGGGCTAATCGTCGATGCAACCCCGGATATCGGGTATTCGGAGCCATACCCTGTGAATATCGTCAACGCCGGACTTGCCCCTTGCACCACCAGCCCGGTCGTGGTTCCGAACCCGGACAGTGTATTTTTCATCAGGGTGGCAGTGTGCGAAGCATCCGAAAGCCCTGTGGCCAATGGATATAACCCGTTCGCGTTCGCGTTGTACCCGACCGATGCGGTCACGTCGAGCGTTTGAACAGCCGCGCCGTCAATGCTGTACTTCCAGATTGCCAGATCCATGAAGGTATTGAGATGCAGCGCCGTGCCGGTGAACTGAAACTCGATCTGAGCGTCTGTGGATGAGCTGGAAACATACGTGCCGCCACTGGTCCACCTTCCGGCATACTTGATCGCCGCGTTGTTGTATTCAAACGCGGTTGCGCTCACTGTTGAATTGTTCGTGAGCGTGGCCGCGGCATTCACCGCAATTGTGTCTGCTGCGGTATCCGTCAGTGTGGATGTAGAGGAGTAATTCCAACTTCCCTTAACGGTGATCCCTGACCGCACCGGCGTCAGTAGCACCATAGTGACCGTAACCGCCGTTCCGCCATCGCACGCCGCCGTAATCGCCTTCGTCGCAGTCGTAGTAGTCGGATACACGGCACCGGCCCCGCTGGTCCCCTCGTACACTGAGAAGCCAGGAACATTAGATGTAGGCGTCAATCCAAGACACGATACAGGCGCGGTGAAATTCAGCGTAACAGTCACGCCGTCAGTCGCCACCGCGCCAGATACGTAGGTGAAGTTGGCGGCTTGTAGCCCGGTCGCCAGCAGCGATATTAGGAGCCAGCGCATGAAATTGTCATCCCCTGTCCAGTGGTCCCCGTCATGTAGTAGCTCACCTGATCTCCGCTGGCCAGCGTCGTGGCCGCGAAACTGCCGCCGAATGCTAACGGCGTCCCGAGAGTCGCTGTCGAAAAACTCCACGCCGATCCGAGCAAACTGGAACCAGTTCCGCTGCTGGTTGCATTCTTTCGGACATCGATTGTGATTGTTGTTGATGGGATCGCTCCGTAATACAGCACGTAACAGGCATTGAGCGTGACGGTGCCAGACGGCAATTGAACAGGTACACCGCCGGTCGTTGTTTCGTTATTGCAAGTACCAGACTGACAAAACAGCCATCGGAAAACAGCAAGGGACGGCCCAGTCGCTCCCGTGGCACCTGTCGGACCGGGATACCCTGCACCTGATCCCGGTCGTTGCGCCTCAACCGAAACGATGCACAACAGGAGCACCGCGAGGATCGCTGCAATTCGGGCGCGCATTAGTGCTGCTCCCACGGGTAGAACGTAATGTTAGCCGTTCCGGTGATCGACGCGATGGAAATCGTAATGTTCGATTTTGTCCCTGTCGTCGCCAGCGTGAACGTGCTCAGGTCAATCGCGTATTCCTGCCCCGCCTGAATGTTGAGAACCCGAAGCGTGGTACATCCTGATGCGTTTGATGCTGTCCAGAACGTCACAGAAGCCGCAGGAACGTTCGGATTAACGCTGGTGACCGTTCCGGCCGTCGCAGAGGCAGCGGTCGTGCAGGAGCGGGCCACGGTAGCCACGCAGGCTACCGAGCAATAGACCGTTGCGCCGACCGAAGCAGGTCCTCCGAGCGGATTGGCGACGGGGAAAAACACTGTCGTTGCGCCTGTCGCGGGCTGCTGAAGCGTTGCCGCTGTTGCCGCCCCACTAAGCGACACGTTGCCGGTAGTGGCGACATAGTTGATGTTCTGCTGCGCCAGCGCCGGAAGCGCAATAGCGATGATGAGTAGTAGACGTTTCATGATGCTCCTTTTAGTGCGCCCGCCAGTTGGTTCCATCGCACCAGATATTCAGACTATTTGCGCCGCCACCAGCCACAACGGCATTATAGACCACTGTATCAGCGTCGGATATTGGGAAGGACAGCCCCTTACGCGCCGCCGTGCATGATCCAATCTGCGCGCGGGTGCCAAGTGCCCCAGTGGTCTCGTTGACAGGGAAAAATGACATCAGCGTATTGTTCACGTTCGTTCCGGGTAATGCAAACTCATACGTGCATCCGATGCAATTCCCCTTGTAGGCGTCAGCCGGAACTCCGCTTTCGACATTTGTGGCAAAATTATTTCCATTCACAATCAGCTTGCCGTCTGCCATAGCCGAAGCGTTGATGTTGTATCCAGACGAAGTAAAGTAGTTTCCTCGGATGGAGTGAACCCCACCAAAAACATCGAAAACGATATTATCGCCCACAGACGTGATGAGATGGTTCCCTTCGATCACTGTGACAGAAGATGATGTTGTGGCTGTTCCGACGCAGATAGCATGTCTCGTTGCTCCGGTAGCCTCGACATAAGAACCAGTAATACTTAACCCCTGTGCGCTTCCGCTGGCGTTGCCGTCGTACTGAACAAGGCACTTGCTGGCCCCTGGATTGCCCACGCCCGTTAGCCCAGTAATCATCAATGTAGATACGCCGCTTTGATGAATCCCGTGGTCGGTATATGAACCACCGCCGATGATTACATCAGTCAACGTCAACTGCGAGGACGACTCGATCAAGCTCGTCACGGCACCTTCCAGCCATGTCCCGATCAAGATAGTTCCCTCTGGCGAACCTGAATTTTCGACCAAATACGTTGCTGTCCCTTGAATAGTCCCGCCAATCACTCGAACGCCTTGCGAATCATCCACTACAAGCCCCTTGGTGTACGTTCCCCCGATCAACGGAGAGATGATATCGACGGAGTTTGAGACCCCCTCGATGTACAGGCAAATTTCAATATCCACGCAAGTCGGTTCGATGATCTTCAGATTCTCGGCAGACGAAACGGCGTGAATCGCCTTCTCCCATGTTCCCGTGAAGTGCAGATTACGGAGCGCCCAGTTCACTACCCCAGTTCCCGTTCCCGTAAGGCGAATCCCATCGACGGAAGTAGCGCTGGTGGCTGTGATGTGGCAGTTTTCGATGGAGTTCGCATAGATGCCGGAACCGGATACAGTGAATCCGCTCGTGGCCCCAGTGAATTTTACCGTCGTGCCAGAATTCGCTGGTGAGTATGCCCCGCCGCCGCAGGAGATTCGCTGCCCAGTAACTGTGATCGCCTGCGCTGTGCTGCTTCTGTATATCCCCAACGGAAAGCGAACATCCTTAGACGCGGCCAGCGCTGAAGTGATCGCGGCGGCATTGTCCGTGCTGTCGTCGCCCACCGCGCCCCACCATGCCACGGACGCGCTGCTGGGAGATAGCAGCATAGTAAACGTTCCGCCCGCGCTGCTGTCGATGATCTTGAAGTCTGCTGCTGTAACGTTCCTCCCCGTCGACATCGTAATTGTCGCGCCTGATGCGGGCTGAATCATAGCCCCCGCGCCTGAAGGAAACCACAGATCGCAATTCAGCGCTTGCGCCGGTGAGTTGGAAAACGTACTCACCACGGCCAGCGTTTTGTTGGCCGCCGCAGCGGCAGAACAAGCCAGCGCCAGCGTGCTATATCCAGTGCTATACAGGTATGCCGAGTTGAGAGCGCTTGCAACCGTAATCGGGACACTGCCGCCAGTCGGCTGGAACCCAATCAACGATGCGCCCGATGATGCCGCCAGCAATGCCTGAAGGACCGCGCCCCGATCGCAGATATTGTCCTGCGTCCACAGCGTGACAGCGTTGGCGTCCTTGGCCACAAACTTGTAGCAGGACGAACCAACCCAGATGCCCGTAATCGTAGAGCCATTGACTGCGTAGCCGCTGGAGTTCGTTAGCACCGGATTGGTGTTCGGAGTGCCAAGCGTGCTGCTGGTATACGTCGCCAGCGGCGTGTTGGTTCCCGCCGCATAGGTGTAGATGGAGCACCCGGAACATGCCTGTATCAGGCCGCTTGAGGCGTTCGGGACTAACAACTGGTACGGCGTGATGGAGACGGGATCTTGCGCGAACGCCACCGCCGCCAGCAGCCAAAGGATACGTTTCATTTCTTCTTGCCTCGCGTTTTCTTCATGATCTCGCCAACGGTTTTTTTCTCTGGTTCAGCGGCTTTGGCTTTCCGCGCTGCGGCTTCGTCCAGTATCCGTTGTTTTTCCGCAGCATGTCGAGCCATCACATCGCGCACTGGTTCCCCTGTCACTGTTGCTGTTTCTGGTGACCGCTTAAACTCGGCAATTGCCGTTTCAATATCCGGCTCCCGAATAAACTGCCCTTCAGGATGATTTTCCGAATAGTTTTTCCACCGCGCCTCAGATAAAGCCATGCGCTCACGGTTTGGCAATCTAACCTGTTGATACGCATCGGCAATCTCCTTCCCAGATGCACGTACCTGCCCGTTTTTAGTCGCCTGTCGGATGACTGCCAAAACCTCGTTATCGCTCAACATTTCACGGCGCATCGCCATTTCAAGTGTACGAGCGCCATGCTCATCAACAAGTCCTGCCGCTTCCAGTTTTGGCGTCCAATGCCGAGCAGATGCCGGATGTTCCAATGCCAATTTTTCATCAACTACAACAGGCGGCAATTCTTCAACTACTTCCGCGGCAGGAGCGTCTTTTGTGATTTTTGGTTTTGAAGCCCTGACGCGTTTCACCTTCTGCATGACCTCGCCAGCCGTCGTAGGCCCTTCGGTCGCCATCGCTTCACTCACGGCAGGCTGAGACGCCTTGCGGTACTCAATCGCCATCTTTACCGTGGTCGGGCTGGGGTTCTCTACACCAGCCAGCTTGCCAACCTGCGTCCACTCCTGCGGCGTCATCAGCTCCATTTTGTCAACCGGGATTGCGTGCTGGTCGAGGAACTGCCCGAGAGACAGCGCACGCCGGGATTGCTCCCGAGCCTTGATCTGTTCAGATTTCAGTTCCGCCTGCGCCTTCGTTTTGGCTTCCAGCGCAGCACGTTCTTCCGGGGCGATCCGCTTGCCTTCCAGCGACTGCTGAAGTTGCTGTTCAAGGTCGGTGATCGGTGCCGTCTTGCCCTCCGTTGCCAGAACCTCGGACACTGGCGGTTTCGGGGCCGCAGTGCCTACCGCCTCCGGGGAGACAGTCCGGGGCGGCGCGGCTACGGCCTCTGGAGCAGTGGGAGGAACCTGCTCAACAGGAGATTGTGGAACAGGCTCTGCCGCTGGGGTCCGCGTCAACCGCTCCAGTTCCGCCGCATTGGCGTTTTCCAGCAAGGGCTTGATCTGGGCTGGCGCACTGGCGAAATCAGGGAATCCCGCCTTGACAGCAAGCGCATCCAGTTCCGGGGAAACAGCGGCTGATTCAACAACTGGCGCTGGCGCGGTATTGGGCTTGCCGCCTGCCATTGATTCCCTGGCGGCTTTAACCCCTTCGCCCAACCCCCTTACTATCTGCTTCCCCCCGACATATTCAAGCCCATACGACACGCCTGGGATTTTGGGGAGCGCCGCGCCAACTCCAATCTTTACGGCTCCTACGCCAACATCCGGGGCCGCAGCTTTTGCCCCAGCCTTCATCGCGTTGATGGCCGCTGGGGCCACGTCCACAGCTTTACCTGCCGCCTGAAGCATTTGCGGTGCCTTCGCCCCAGCAATCAAAGTGGATGCGATGCCAAGCGTTTTCGCGGTCCCCTTTGCGGTCTTCCCGCTGGCAAAATCTTCACCTGCCTCATCCAGTGCCGCCCCGCCAGGTAGCATGTAATTCAGCGCGTGAAACAACGCCGAAGTGTAATCGCCTTTTTTGTACGACTGCGCCGCCTTGTCAAAGAGTGCCGCGTTTTGTATCCCCATTGTCTTTACCGATTCAATCGGGTGACGAATGAACTCAGCCGCTCCTTGAACCGCGCCAATGGGACTGTTTTTCAGAAAGCCCCGAACAACTCCCTCTTCTTCAGTCGCAGTGGGAGTTTGTGCTTTAGGCGCATACTTCTGCCATGGGCCGGATGCTGGCTCCGGTGGACTGCCGTACTTTTCCCATGGCCCAGGCATTTACTTCACCTTCTCCCAATTTTTCGCATCCGCAGGATCTCCACCCTTGAAGCGATATCCGCCATCAACAGTTCCGACAGAGGGGCCGGAAGGACTCGCGCTACCGGACTTTTTCGCCGCCGCAAGCTCCTTCATTGTTTTGACGATTTCCCTGCGCTGCTTGTCCGAGAACCACGTACCGGAGATTGCGTGGCGCGCCTTCCCTTCCATGCTGCCCATGATTCCGCGCGAGTTCTTCAGCATGTCTTGCTGTGATTGCGTCATGCGGAACCCGGTGGACGGCTTGGCAAGGTCGAAGAACTTCTCCATCAGTGCTTCGTCACCTGGCCCCGTATAGTCATCGCTGCTGAGGTAGTTTTCGGCATACAGAACCGCATCGCGCGCGGGCCCATGCGCCTTTTCCTCTGCCGCTTCTTTCTTCGCGGCAGTGCCAGCGCGCTGCACTCCGCTAATCGGAAGAACTTGGCCTGTTTTCGAGTTGTATTTAACAGGCTTACCGCTTTCGTCTTCCTGAATACTCCATGTTCCTGTTCCAGCCGTCGCCGCCTCGTGCTGCCCTTGCTGAACGTTGCGCCGGTGCTGTTCTGCGCGAGTTGCCGCCTCTCCAGAAATTTCGGCCTGGTCTTTAGCTGTCAGCCCAATAGCCGAAGTACCAGCCAGAACCCTCGCTTTCTGCGCTGCTTCCGTTTCGGCGGTTTTCACCTTCGCCAGAGCCTCGCGGTCCGCTACGCCAGCCTGAAGAATGGCCCGAGCCACACCGTTCGCTACTGCTTGGTCTTTCTTCCACTGCGCGAAATTCGCACCGCTGGGAACTGCGCCAACCTGCTGAACTAATTCGGGATGATCGGCTCCGAGGATGCGAATACCCTCCTGCATCTGTTCGGGCGTCTGAGCGTCCCGCAACAGGTCACCGTAGCGCGTGCGCCCGGTTTCGTGGAACTTGGCCTTGTCAGTGTCAAGCGCGGCAGCAGCCTGCCAGCCTTTTTGAAGCCCATCGACAAGCGGTTGCGCAACATCCTGATCAATCCCATTTTCAGCCAAAACGCCAAAATCGCCATTCTTTAGCCGCTGCTGAAACTTGGGGTCCTGGAGCAACGGCGTCAGCTTTTTCTTCATCTCGTACTGGCGTTGAGCGTTGCGGGTCTCCTGCTCCACCTTGGCCTGCATGGCCTGATGCTCTGCCACCTGCGCTTTGCTGGTCTCGATCTGCTGGTTTCGTAGGGCGATATCGGCCATTTGGCCGCGCAACTGCATCAGCCCGCCAACGGACTGCATCGGAGAAATCGGTTCCGGCTGTTTCCCTGAAAGGATGATGGACGGATCGAGAGGCATTATCCGACCCCTCCGGCGGTAAAGGTATCCCCTACTCGAACACCCGTTCCGCCCGGATTTAACCGTCCAAACTGACCGCCGTTTGACATCAAATTACCCATCAACACCGACTGAATGAGATTGTTCGATGCTCCAGTTATGCCGCTGGTCAGCGCGTTTGTCCCGCCGATGGTCCCCGCCGCCTGCGCATTGCCCTGCTGCGTCATCAAATTGCCTACATTCTGCGCTACCCCTGAGCCGATGTTATTGATACCGGCAACGGCATTTTCGCCCAACTGAGCCGGGTCGAAAAGTTGCCGGTACTCCTGCGCCCGCCGCTGAAGGTCTGTCTGGTACCCCTGAAGGTTAGCGCTGTATCCCTGTATAGCCCGCTGGAAGGCATCACCGTATGTCGTATTCGCCAGGTTCGTATTGAACGCATCAGCCGCCCGCAGCGTCCCGCCGCTGATCGCACCACCAGCCGCCGCCGCCGCTTGCAGGATTCCCTTGTTTCCCTGCTGCTGTGTGAACTGATAGCCAGGTGTTTGCTGGACTTCCGCCAGTGTGGGGGCCGTAAACTTCGGGATATCGCCCGTTGAGCCAACTCCGAACTTGCCGGATTTCAGCGCATCCATCAGCATTGCAAGGGAGGTAGTTCCCGCCTGCTGATACGGTGCCATGTTCCCTTGCTGCGCAGCAAAAATCTGCCGCTGAAAATCCAAGGCCCGCTGCGCTGAGTCAGATTGCTGCTGGCTGGCCTTGTTCGCCGCAGACTTGCCGAACAGCCCACCAAGAAGCGAACCGCCCGCGCCAATCAATCCTACCGTGAGTAAACCACCGAAAGGCATTACCTTACCTCCTTGTGGAAGATTGACAGGCTACACAATTGGCCGTCACGTTTCGTAGCGTTCGGGAGTTCCCCGACCCACAGAAATCCGAGCGAAAACAGCAACTCATGGATGGCTCGATTGTCCGCAAACGGCATCGACGTAAACGAGGTGTAGCCCTCTTCGCGCAATGTTTCCATCGCCTCGCGAAAAGCATCCCGACCAATCCCCTGCCGCCGATATTCCGGCGCGATCACCAAGCCGTGGAACTGGCCGGCCATCGGGTTCTGAGGGACAAAGCCAAGGTAACCAACGATTTCCCCATCAACCATGATCGACCAGGCGCGCTCCCGGCGAACCCGCACCGCCAGTTCCATCATGAACTGAGCCTGTGTCTGCGGGCCGAAATCATCGAAATTAGGGCCTCGCGGCGAATTCAGCCAGCGCCAGAGCTTACTCGCCATTTCCAGCGGGAATCCGCGCTTCAGTGATACCTTGGTCAGTTCGGCGGTCATTAGGTTGTCCATACTCCACCATCAGCCTCTACCACAATTACGCTGGCTGTTTGCGCCAGCATGTGAATCGTGTCGCCAGGATTGAGGTAGATTCCCCACAACATGGACAGCGGGATATTGGGCACCGCCTGAGTCGCAACCGGGACCGTGATGCGTGGGCCAATCTTCGTAGCCGCACCAGCGGTACCACCAGACGGCACCCGGTACACTTCCAGCCAACATGGAGACGATGAGTTGTTTGCCGCCCACGCCGTACTGATCTGATATAGCAATCCGGTGGCGATGGCCGCACCAGACGACGGAAAGAACGTTAGCGCCGCAGCTGCGCCATTGGCGGCAAACTGCGGCTGATAGATGGTTGCTGGTGTGAACGCCATTGGTTACAGTTTACTCCATTTCTTCATGAGTAGTAGATCGCCGTTCCGACTATTCTGCTGGTGTTGGAAAAATGCGTTTCATCCAGCAGGCTTGACCCAGTAGCCTTCCACTCCATCAGGTAGGCATTCACGGTTCCCACGTCCGGGTAAACGGTCACGCCCGATTGCAGCGCATTCATGTTGTCCGCATAGTTCAGAACGCCAGTCGCTATGAAAGTGGCAGATGAGGCGAAGGGAAGATCGGTCACCCTTGCCGATCCCGTTGAGCTTCCCTGGTTGGATAGCGTTACATCAAAGAACGCAATCACCATGCCGCTGAACTTCCAGTAGCGCCCTGTTTGGCTGGAATATGTAATACCTGTTGTGCCGCCACCGAAGCTGATCCCCGGCGTAAAGGTGCCTGTCGTTGCCGAGGCGGAAATCGCAACGTCCGATGCTGCGGAAATTCTTCCCTTGGCATCAATGGTGATCTGTGCAACGTGCGTCGAATCGCCATATGTAGCTGCTGTCACGCCAGTCGTGTTCAATGGCGGGTTAGGAAACGTGCCGTTCAGGTCATAGGTCGGGTACGATCCGCCCATTGCTGGCGTTACGGGCACCCACGCGGCGCCAGACCAGTAGTAATAGAGCAGGGTATCGGTCCCCAAAAACGTCAGTCCGGTATCGTTGGTCCCCAATGCAGCTCCGTTGTAGCCGGTTGTGGGACGGGACGCAAATGCGGCTATGTATATGCCTGTCTCGTAAACCCACGTGGGAACACCGCCGACCAGCCGAACGCAATAAACCACGTTCCAGGTCGAAATGACAAACGGCGTGCCCACGTTGTAGACTTCCGGCGGGTAATTTGTCGCCGTCCAATTGGCATACGTATCGAGCAACGGAGAACCAGCACCAGGGACAGGAAACGGCGGCACGACGCGGGTGAGCGCCTGGTACGCCAATGTGTTGTCCTGTTGCTGTGGCTGGCGTGACTGAATCAGCGCCACCAACTGGTTAAAGGACGATTGCGGCGCCGGCGGTTGCGGAGTGCCGCCGATTCTCGCCAGCGTTTCCGTGATAGCTGCCTCTGCGCTAACAACCGGAGGCAATGGCGGAATTGGAGGGCTTGGATTTTCACCCTGCTCTACCTGACGCCATAGGCTGAACAGCCAGCGATAAAACTGGTCCCAATCACGCTCGGTTACCGGAGCTTGCCCCAAGTTGCCGAAAAACTTAGGCGGCGGAGAAAGCGGATTCGCGCTCATGATCCAAGCCTCAACAAGTCCAGACTCGCACTAATGAGGCTGTTATACACAGGGTCAGTCATCCGAACCCAAAACACGCGCCCTCCGTGATTCGCATAGCCAAGGCGATTCAGATAAGCCCAAACCGTGTAATTTCCCTGCGTCCCCATCGGAATTTGGTACTCGGTGCCGAATGTTTGGCCCCCGTCATCAGACCATCGCAACAATATCTGCGGGTCTTCGCCTGGGATCGTCCCGCCTGAAAGCCCCACGCCACGCTGGAGATTGAACTCGATGCGATTGTAAATTACACGCTTGTTGTCTGCCGTCAGATGTGGCGATATCCGGTCAATGACAATCGGCTGAGTGATTTGCGCGCCACTGATCGGATCCGCCCCGCAATCGGTGTAAACTCCCATGCCCATCTGATAGATAGCGCCGGGGTTCCCGTCCGTTCCATTACTGCCGACGAGATGTTTGCCGAAGCAAAATGCATGGGTGACTTCCGCCCGCCCCGGAGCAATACTCACGGCATCCTGCAATCCGCCCCCCGGCACAAGATAACTACGTTCACTCCATATCGGGCGTCCGGTCAGCTCGGAAAGCGTTACATCGTAAATCCAAGTTGCGGAAATCACGTTACCCAGTGCATTCAGCCCGGCATTAGGGAAGGTCACCTGATACATCAGATGCCCCTGCCAAATGTAGGACATGGCAATGGCGTTGTCGATCCGGGTATATCTCTGCCACCAGCGCTCAACCGCAAACGTGCTTACCCGTTGCGGCGTGAAAGCGCGATCCAGCCAGCAGGCCCGCTGTCCGCGCACGTCCTCTCCGATCCAAATCAGCGCATTGCCCAAGTCCTGCAACGAATACGGAGCCGCGATCCCGGTCTCAATGAAGGTTTGATTGTACGACTGGAACGGGAATCCGCCGATTCCGTTGTTACCCACGTTCTGGTAAACCTGCGAACGCCGCGCTCCAAGCAGCCGAACATATTCTCGTGACGATATGATCGCTTTGAGCAGATCAGCCTGCCCCGCTTGCACGCTTACATTTAACGCGCTCCAGATGAGAGCATCACCGACCGGAGTAGTATCATCGCCGCTGATCTGAAACTGATTCGAGTTTGGCTTCAAGACCAGAATATAGCCATCCTGAAACGTGGCATATGACGAGCCGAGGAAATCAGCGGTTGTGATATGGTTCAAAACCCCAGAACTGTCGATAACGTAGCCATTTCCGCCACTTGCAATAAATACCTGGTTGTTGCCGTTGGCCACCATCGACACCGGAAGGCCGTCATCAATGACGTTTCCAAGTGAGACGTAAGTCCCATCGGCCAGCATCTCGAAAACCACGCCGCCGTTAACGCCGTAGACCTTGCCGCGAATCTCCAACAGCCCGCGAGACGGCGCATTGAATGGAGCGGGGACGGGTAACTGACCGAATGCCTGATTGCCGGGGCATGGCTGCGTAATGAACTTCCAACCGCCCTCTTCCTGCGACTCGTTGCCGATGAGGAAGGCGTTGACCAGCCGCTCAATCCCCGCATAGGAATTGTCCAACTGATACGAAGGGCCGAT